CAATACCGTTATAGGTTCAGTCAGAGTAAATGGAACTGATAGTGGAATTTTAGTAAAAGGCTCAACTGATAAAATATATGCGAGTAATGCGGCAGTATTACTCTCACCAGTAAACACAAGAGTTTAACAATATGGAGAACATGAAAGTGGACGGTAGGAAGCTATGGCTTCAAGAAAGCGTAGTGCATGCTAGTGCTTTTACAGCAGCCATAAATATGGTAGAAGCTAAAAGAGAACTATCCAAAAAGGAGCAGGACATGAAAAACGTTGCCCTCGCTTTCATGTACCTCTACAATATAGTAGAGGACCAAGGTCTTTTAGATGACGTGGAATCCTTTTTTACACAAGAAACGATTCACTAATGCTAGAAGTATCAAGGAAAGACGTACTATACCAAGACTTAATGTCCTTTGATGATAGAAGGTTTATTAAGTTACCCATCGAAGGCTATATGGATTTACTCGGTATTACTCCAAATACCACCCAAGTAGCTATTATCAATTCAATCAATAATCCGAAGTATCGTTTTGTTACTGCTGCGGTTTCGCGTAGGCAGGGTAAGACTTATATAGCAAATGTAATAGGACAACTTGTATGTTTAGTTCCAGGAACTAATGTTTTACTTATGTCGCCTAACTACTCGCTATCACAAATATCATTCGATCTTCAAAGAACACTAATCAAACATTTTGATTTAGAAGTAGTAAAAGACAATGCAAAAGACAAAGTTATTGAGCTTTCGAACCATTCTACGATCCGCATGGGATCGGTTAATCAAGTGGATTCGGTCGTTGGTCGATCCTATGATCTTATCATTTTTGATGAAGCTGCGTTGGTGGACGGAAAAGATGCTTTCAATGTGGCTCTCAGACCGACGCTAGATAAAGATAATTCAAAAGCACTATTTATATCTACCCCTAGAGGTAGAAACAATTGGTTTGCCGAATTTTGGCACAGAGGCTTTTCAGGAGAGTTTCCTGAGTGGGCATCTGTCAAGGCAACCTATCACGAAAACCCAAGAATCTCTGATGAAGATATAGCAGAAGCAAGGAAAACCATGTCTGAAGCGGAATTTAATCAAGAGTATATGGCAGACTTCAATGTATTTGAAGGTCAGATATGGGGATTTAATATGGAGAAATGTCAACAAGATTTAGCCGAACTTGATGTTTCTAAAATGGATATATTCGCAGGAATGGACGTAGGTTATAAAGACCCTACAGCTTTCTGTGTAATCGGCTATGACTGGGATGCGGAGAAATACTACTTACTAGACGAGTATCTGGATTCCGAAAGAACTACAGAGCAACACGCAATAGAAATACAAAAACTCATTCAAAAATGGGACATAGATTATATTTATATAGATTCGGCGGCACAACAAACTAGATACGATTTTGCCCAGAACTACGATATTAGTACTCTTAACGCAAAGAAATCCGTTTTGGACGGAATCGGTCATGTGGCAGCCATCTGTGATAATGACAAACTTATAGTTGATCAAAGATGTAAAGAAACTCTGAGCTCCCTTGATCAATACCAGTGGGATCCAAATCCGAATTTACTGAGAGAGAAACCAAAACACAACTTTGCTTCTCATATGGCAGATGCATTACGATATGCGTTGTACTCGTTCGAAACAAGTGCTACTACTTTCTAGCAACCACCGAACCAAAAATAGTTCTTGACAACAACCCCAAAGTCTAGTATAATTTAAGGAATGGAATAAGTTATGAAACTAAAACGAGATCTAGTTAAATATGTTCGGGATAAGGCTAAGTCGAAATACGATAAAGGGACGGAATGTTTTATCTGTGGAGCAACAGAGAATCTAGACTTTCATCATTTTCACGGTCTAACAGAATTATTAGAGATTTGGCTGAGAAAGAATAAGTTATCAATAACTGATGAAGAAGATATTTTGAGTCTCCGCGAGAGATTTATAGACGAACATAACGAAGAACTTTATAACGCAGCTGTTACATTATGCCACGAACATCATTTAAAACTACACTCCATCTACGGCAAACGACCAAAGGTAGTGACAGCAAAGAAACAAGAAAGATGGGTTGGTATACAGAGAGAAAAATATGGCATGGTATGACAGACTATTAGGCAGAGAGCCCTCAATTAAGGGATTCGAAGCAGAGTGGGAGAAGCTTAATCCTTCCCAACCCTATATTGCGGGTGAAGAAGGCGGGTCTCTTAACACACGAGAAGTAGTAACAAATTACCGAAATGCTTACGAACAATTAGAGGTAGTAAACCGCGCAGTTAACATGATAGTGGACGACGCAGCGGATATACCGTTTGATGTTGGTGAGCAATTAAAAGGAATGAATAATATCGTCAAAAATATGAGACGAACTAAGCTCGATTTACTACTTAATAGAGAGCCAAATCCTTTTCAAGATGTAAGTTCTTTTAAAAGAAACTTAATCACAGACCTACTAATAGATGGTAACATCTTTATTTATTTTGATGGAGCACATCTATATCATTTACCAGCGGAACACGTAACTATTGAGACTGATGAGAATACATACATTAACAAATTTGTATATGATCACAGCATAGAATACAGTCCGAAAGAGATCATTCATATCAAAGAAAACAGTTTTAACTCTATTTATAGAGGAGTTCCTAGATTGAAGCCTGCATGGAGAACTATGCAATTACTTGGAAGTATGAGAAGATTCCAAGATAACTTCTTCAAGAATGGAGCTGTACCAGGTTTAGTACTTAAGTCACCAAACACTCTTTCTGAGAAAATTAAAGAAAGAATGTTACAGGCTTGGGTCGCTAGATATAATCCACAGTCAGGAGGTCGTAGACCACTATTCCTAGATGGTGGATTGGAAGTGGAAGACTTAACTGAAGTAAACTTTAAGAATTTAGATTTTCAGGAAGCTATAGCAGTTAATGAAAAAGTAATACTTAAAGCAATTGGTGTTCCACCAATTTTATTAGATAGTGGTAATAATGCGAATCTTCGCCCTAACCACCGTCTATATTATTTAGAAACCATACTACCTATCATTAGAAAGATGGGGTATGCTTTCGAGAGGTTCTTCGGTTTTAAACTAAATGAAGATGTAAGCGAAGTGCCTGCACTTCAACCAGAACTAAGAGATCAAGCAAGTTACTACGCGACTCTTGTCAATACGGGAATATTAACACCGAATGAAGCAAGGGAGGCGTTGAGACTTGAGACGATTGACGGATTTGATCAACCGCGAGTTCCTGCGAATATTGCAGGATCAGCCGCAAATCCAGAGCAAGGTGGCAGACCGACAGAGGAAACTGAAGAAAACCCACCCGCAGAGGAATAATTATGACAAAGAATATGATGCTAAAGGCTTTATCAGAGTACATGCAGTCAAAAGGCGTGGATACTGTAAGCCTATCAGATTATAAAGCGGACGAGAAAGCTCCTGTAAGGGACTATCTTCTAAGAAGGAAGTTTGGTTCTTGGAACAGAGTTTTAGCAGCCGCTAAACACAGATTTCCAGTAGAAGTTCCAGCTGTAGTTGAGACTCCTGCTCCTGCCCCTAAAAAGGCAAAAGCTGAGAAGGAGGACTAATTATGTCTGAGAAAATTTTTCACTGGACAAATACTTTCAAAACATTAGGCGAAGACGATGATGGCGGACTAGATATCAAAGGATCAGCTAGTACGGACGCATTAGATCGTGCTGGAGACATTATTGAAAGTAACGCATGGACAAAATCAGGCGGATTAGAAAATTTTAAAAATAATCCAATTGTTTTGTTTAATCATGACTATGATAGACCTATTGGTCGTGCGAAAGAAATAGGTGTCACAGAGAATGGGTTAGAGCTTACTGCTCGTATCTCAAAATCTGCTGGCGAAATTAAAGATCTTATTAAAGATGGCGTTCTTGGAGCTTTTTCTGTTGGTTTCAAAGTCAAGGACGCTGATTATAACGATGAAACCGACGGATATAAGATAAAGGACGCAGAACTATTTGAAGTGTCTGTTGTTTCGGTTCCTTGTAACCAAACTGCAGTCTTCTCACTAGCAAAGTCATTTGATAGTATGGAAGAGTATAATCAGTTCAAGAAAGACTTTATTCAAGAGACTCACTCAATCGACGCTAACGCAAAGATTGAGCAGTCAAGCGAGGCAATAGCCGACAAAACGGAGACGAAAATGTCAGAAGAAAGCAAAACTCCTGAAGTAAGCCCTGAGTTCGACCTTGATGCATTTGCAAAACAAGTAGCAGAAGATACTGCTGCTAAAATTGCAATGAAGCAGGCCGAGCAAAAAGCTGCTGAAGAAGCTGAAGCTAAAGCGCAAGCTGAAGTAGAAGCATCTGAAAAAGCTGAATTGGAAGCGGAGCAGGAAAAACAGAAAGCCGTTGTAACAGCTGGTATTTCTGGAGCTGAGAAGCTCGTCAATGACGTTGCTAAGAAAGTAGAAGAAAGACAAGGAGACCTAGAGTCTGTTGTTAAGGAACTACAATCTGAACTTACTGAAAAATCTGAAGAGATTCAAGCTATGCGCGAATCAAAAAGAATTTTCCAAGACAGAGGCAAGTCAGACTGGAAAGAAGCCTTCGAAGGCGACATTGTAGATGCTAAAATCTTAGGATTAGCAACTGGTCGAGGTTATGACACTCCTTATGCTAAAAGCGTAATGGAAAAAGTAAACGCACACTCAGGTGTTGGCGTTTCTAGTGCAGACTTTGAACAAGTTGTATCTACAAATGTGGAAAGAGATATTCAAAACGAATTGGTGTTAGCACCTCTATTTAGAGAAATCCAAATGAATGCAGCTAACATGATTATCCCTATCCTTCCAGACAGCGGATACGCTGAATTCACTACAGCTCAAACAGCAGCTGGTAGTTCACCACATGGTAACTTAGCCCAAACAGGCGATACATTCGGTTCACCATACGGTGGTATTGATTTGACAGAGAAAACTCTATCAACTCACAAACTTATTTCACAATCTTACTTAGGTAACGAGACTGAAGAAGATGCAATCATGCCAATACTTCCTTTAATCAGGGAGTCAATTATTAGATCTCACGCAAAAGGTATTGAGAATGCGTTACTATTAGGTAACCACTCTACTGGTGTTTATACATCAGGAACTTTTGATGGTCTTATCAAAATGGCATCAGCAGATAGTGATGAAACTCAATCAGCAACAGCTGTAGCTTCAGATACTATTACTGCAGCAGAATTGCTTGCTTTGAGAAAGAACATGGGCAAATACGGTGTTAACCCTAACGACGTAGTCTACATTGTTTCTCAAACAGCTTACTTCCAGTTACTAGAAGACGCAGAATTCCAAGATGCAAATCTAGTTGGTGATATGGCTACAAAACTTACTGGTGAAATTGGTCAGGTATTTGGCTCTAGAGTTCTACTCTGTGACGAATTCCCTGCACAAGCAGCTAGTGGATACGGAGCGGTTGCGGTTTACGCAAGAAACTACGTAATGCCAAGACTTAGAGGTGTGACAATTGAGTCAGACTACGAAGTCGCTAACCAAAGACGAGTTCTTGTTGCTTCACAAAGAATTGGTTTCACCGATCTAATCGATGGTGCTACTTCTAAGTGGGCTTATAAGTACAAAGCTAGTTAATAGCTAATATATAGTGGGGTCTCACGACCCCACTATACTTTTTTAAAATAATTATGGCAGATTTAGTTACAGTAAATGAATACAAAGACGCAGAGGGGATAAGAGGCGAGAAGGAAGATGATCGTCTAGCTATCTTAGTACCTCAAGTTTCTGACTTGGTCAAGAAATACTGCGGTACGTCGTTTATAGACTATATCAGTACAGATAAAGTAGAAACTTTTACAATCGGAGATAACTACACTACAACGATAATTGTCAGCGAGTGTCCGTTAACAGCGGTTGATACAGTACAAGAAAGAACAGCATATAGTACTGCATATGAAACTTTAACAACAACAGATTATGAATATTATGTAGATTTAAATGCTGATGCAGTTATTAGAACTGATGAAAATGGTAATGAGAAGTTCTGGCCTAAAGGGGTTGGAGCAGTAAAAATTACATACAATGCGGGATACTCAGAGACACCAAAAGATTTAAAACTCGCTATATTTGATTTAATTACTTATTATTTGAAAGATGAGCATAAGCAAAGACAGACTCTTGGAGGAGCAACATTGCAAAACCAAGGCACTTCAGGAATGAAGACAAGTTCTGATTTCCCAGATCATATCAAAAGAGTACTAGATTTATATAGGGTTGTTGTATGATACAGTCTGTAGAATCCTTTTTTGCAAGAATGATGTCAAAAGCAAATATTGATGCTATGAGAGACCAATCTGACGGAACTCGCGAGCATAAGTTTTTAATAAAACAAGTTAACCTTATAAATATGATGGCATGGAGGGTGGATCAAGCTCGTACAAAAGCAGGGTTACCAGTACTTCCTGCCAATAAAATAACAAACATAATAAAAACTTCTGTTTGGAATAATATTTATAGTGTAAAAAATGTAGAGGCTAAATTTAAGGCGCATTTTTCAGGTGTGGGTAAGTCAATATTTGTTACTAGAACTTCTAAGGGAGATATACAAGTATTGTTTTATTCTGGACGATATGCAGAAACTAGAACGACAAAGAAGGGTAAGGATCAGCCACTAGTAAACGCTGCAATGCAGGATTTGTGGTTTAAAGCTGTAGCAAGAATTAAAATAGATCTAGGTGAAAAATTTGAATCTCCATTGCACCCAGGTTCAAGAAATCATGGAGAAATAAAAGGTCAAGGATTCCAAGCCA